ATTTCACCACCGAGATTAAGGTTTACCATCTCGAATGTCATGCCATGCTCTCCCATTGTTTCAAGTAACCTGTTCTCTTCAAAATATACGTGTGGAACTAATTCTACATAATCTTTTGCCAATAGTTCCCTTGTTTGTGCTAAATTATCAAAGAATGGATTTGTGCTTATCTGTGATTGTAATACTTTCTGTTCGTGTAATACTCCGCTTTCACCACTTCTTTCACTACGACCTTCCATAGCTGGTGTTATACCGAAAATAGAGTCAATGAATGAAAGGTTAGTCATTACATCATTCAGTATCTCTGGTGGAATATGAGGATCTTTATCTTGTCCTGGCATATTCTTCATTGATGTTAGTGGAATAATCGGATTAGGCTGATTACCTTTTTTCTTCATTTCATCAATAGCGTCTTTCTCGTGAGCTACAATGTATTTATTTTTGTTAAGTGCCTGTGTTACCCAGTCAACTTGCTGGTTCATCCCTTTATTCATTCTATCCTGAACATCTTTCAATAGATATATAGCTGAAGTCTGTTCACGTTTAGGCAGGTTATAATCAAAACTAAAACAAGGAAAAACTGAAAAACGTTTAGTAGGATATGGATATTGCTCGTCTTGTAATTTTAGTCCTGTAGTTTTACCTTTATCGAAATAAGGTAATACTGTAGAAATGAATATTCTATCGTCACTTGCACTTTTAATAAATTCATAATCTTTAACTTTCTTTAATTCTTTATCTGTAAGTTTGACAAATCCATCTACATTTGGAAGTTTAACTATATTAACCTTAACTTTACGCCTTTCTTCCAGTTGTAACACTTGATATAAATTACCACGCTTATATGCGTTATCTGCACTTACTCTCTCTTCCAAGTCGTTTACTACATCTATTACATCCATCCACCAATCTTCTTCTCGTTCTTTTGGAGATTTAGGTTCAAATGTATCTTTTATTACATCAAGTGAAAGCCAATCTTCTATGACTACATATTTAGCATCCATCATATCGAACTGCTTGAATGTAGGGTCTGGATGAACATTCAATAAAGAATCTAAAAGCTCATAATGAAAGTCAAGATAACCTAAGTCATTTAATACTAAACTTCTACGAATCCAGCCACCAGTAGGATATATTAACGCATCCGCTAATACTTTAACTAATTTACGCTCTAATCCGTCTTGCTCAACTATTGCCTGATAGTTGTCATTTAGTAATCTAACCATATTCTCATCAATATCATAAGCTGAAATAATCTTGGCTATTCTGCGGTTAAGCTGTTCGTTACCCAAGAGAACATTTATCTTTGCCTGTATCATAGGATAGGATAGTAACGGCTTACCATAAGTTGCAGCATCCGCTTTTTCCTGTGCTGAATACGGGTCATTGACCATAAACTTAGCACATTGTTTTCCCTGTTTTCTTGCATTGGTAAATCCGCCAACACTCGCATCTTTTAATTTAATTATCTTTTCTAATCTATCCATTAAGCAACTCTCCAACTTACATTATTATCATTTTGTTTTCGGCTCAACTTTTTACGCCAACCTTCTATCTTACTATTATCCTTGAACTTAACACCACTTGCTTTTACTTTCATAATGAAATATCTGTCAGAATCATATGAATGATCCCGAGCTTTTGTATCTACATCGTTAGGATTTTTCGGGTCTGCTGGTAGGTTTGGTATTGTTACCATTGACTCATCACAACAACTTAAATATCTCATTTGTGGTAGTCCGTCATCTCTGATTCTCAATACTTCCAACATTGCCATTGCACCTTGCTCACGTGCATTTATACCTTCAATTAAGTATATTCCTTCTTTCTGGTAATAATCCCAAGCTGTAACGAAGCCATCACCTGAGTCCATCTTCTGCCAGAATGATTTAGGGTCTGCTATTTCCATCTCGAAATCGTCAGGTGTTAAATCATAATGAGTTTTAAAATATTCATTTACGTATTTAGCTTGCATTGAAGCTGTTAGTTTACTTTTAACTATTTCAGCGAATTTAATTATTCTACCTGATACATTATGAACTGCATAAGCACCACAAGCCCAAGCACTCTTCTCAGCATAACCATAATCATAAGAACGATATAACCTGAAATTACTCCAGTCAAAATTTAAACGCTTAGAAACTAAGTCTGACCTGTCATCTTTCTTAGCACTGTAAAATTCATATTCTGGCATTACGTGTTTTGACTCATCCCACATATCAAAGAACTGCCCAGCAAATACATTCCAGTTACCGAATAACCACATCTCGCGCAGGATTGTATTTAAACCCATCAAATATCGCACGTAAGACTCGTTCTGCTCTGCAAGGTATGGATTGTCGAATACTACAGATGGGATGAACTGGTACGTTAATCCTGTTTGTTTATCTTTGTATGGTTTTCCACCTTTTAGTGGTTGGTAGCTTATATCATATTTTTCTAAATAAACTTTATTACCATCTGGTACTGGCTGGCAATTATCTACATATTTCTCTTTTACCCATTGATGCCCTATTAATCCGGGATTAGTTGTGTATATTTTACGAGCTTTAATTTGGGGTATTGTAGAACGACAACATGATTTAATAACATCTATTGTCTCTAATGAGAATGAAGTTAATTCCTCTACTGATATTCTTTGAAAGTTTGAGCCTATAAAAAACTGTTCGTGTTCTTTCTTACCACAAGGTCTTAACCAAACCTGTGCCTTAGATGGGAATACATATTTCTTTTCTGCTGCTTTCCATACACCACCATAAGAACGGTAAATCTTATCACACTCAACTTTAGTATTAGCCATTAATTCAGGTTCGGTCTTACGTACTATAACTCCCATATAATCACGATAGTCAATTAAATATTTGAAATAAAAGAGCTTACCCTTAATACGTGTATCACGATAACCCTTTATATCTATCTTCTGCAACTTCATCTGGCGTTCTGTCCACCATTCACAGACATCTAATGCCATCTTGGCAGCATTTGAATAGGATTTCCCTCCTCCCCTTGCTCCACCAAATAGTATTTCATCTGCATTGGCTTGCATAAGCTGAACTTGTCTGGGTAAATATTCAAGTTTCTGCATCATCTACCTTACTCATTAAATAAAATAAACCAAGCACAGCATCCATTCCTTTCAAATAAACATCTATATCCTTTTTATCACAAAGTGTCTTGAAACGCTTCATTTGACGTGTTCCCTTGCCTTTTACGGTTACTATATCTGAGTTCATTACAGTGTAGAGTTCTAATTCGCCACCTTCAAGACGTAATTGGAAAATAGGCGGTAATTGTTTGTTTATCTTACTTATCATATAATCTCCTTTAAAGTCCCGCCAGCCATAAAAGGAGGAATATAACCAACGGGAGTGAAACTAAATTTCGTCTAATCTCCTTTCTAAACTATCTACATCTTCCTGAACTGCATTTATTGCCTTTACTAACTCTTCTCTCAAAAACCACAAACCAAGTTTTGGCTCTGCTTCTTTCACTATGTCTTTGACAATTTCAGGTGTCTCTCTTCGTATCTTGCGAGTGTATTTTTCTTCTGTATAGTCTTGGATTGTTATCTCGTCAGCCCAATCACGACTTGTATTACCAGTAAAAGAATAATCATCTAAACAGTATTCATCTGCATCTTTTATGTCTAAATCATCCTGAGTGATTACGATAGGTCGGTTGTCATAGTAGAATAAACGCTGGTTTTCATAAGTACCTGTATGTTTCCCAGATAAAGCATATTCTAATATTTCCTTGTCTATAAAAGTATATTGAAATTCTGCCGTAATTGGTCTTGAAACAAACTCAGGACAAATATTTACATTTACTATCGTACCTTCACCATAAACCAAATCATAAACTCTATCGCCGACTTTTGCGTCTTTGAAATAAACCATGCGTCCTCCTTTTTTGGTTTTTTGGAAAAAGTTTTGCGTGGGTTTGAAAATTGGAAAAAGTTCTGTGGGTTTTGATAAAAAGTTATTTTTGGAAAAAGTTTCGTGCTCGTTATATACTATATACGACTCCCCCGCCTCCCTTGCCTTGGGTGCTTGCCCTTTCCAGCTGCATTTATATTGGTTTCCCGGTCTATAATGCTCTTTTATCATTAAATACACGCCTTTATTACCCGTATTGAGCGATTGTTTGATATTTATATTGACAGTCAATCAATCCAAAATCAATTTGACGACAGATAAACGAGGAGGACACATGAGTAAAGCTGAAGTAAGCGCACTTAATCAATACTATCTATTCGGGTTCTGGAAGAATAGAGGAAGTATGAAGGTAGCTGATAGACGTCAATTACTAATCAACCTACAATCACTCGGGTACTTAGATAACTCGGGTATAACAAATGCAGGTACTCAATACTGTATTAATAACAGGAGTGTATAAAATGAACATTAAAGAAGGCGAACTATTAATCAAAGAATTTAACTTAAAGGGCAACAGCATTAGAATGGCTGCAATCAATTCAATCAATAACCTTTCACGTTCGTTTCAATATGGTAACAGTCCAGACGTTCCACTTGCTGTTAAGATTGCGAAACGCTGGAACTTATTAGATTATCTATCTTATTTAATTAAAGGGGGCACAAGATGAGAAAGCAAAGATATTTGAGAGTCAATTGTTCAATTAAAGGAAGTATTCAAGTTTTATTCACTCCAGATCAAACAATAACTTGCTATCCACCGTATATTAAAGGTCAATCAGACTCTTGCTGGGTTAACAAGATAGTTCTTACAGATAATAAAACACAGCCCTTTAATAAAAAAGATTGCGAAAGAATTATCGGAATGAGCTTGCAACCAATCGGAGGTGTATAAAATGAACTATCGTGATTGGATAGAATCAAATGAGGATGCAAGGGTTGAGATGCTTGACTTGTGGGAGCAATCAAAAACGATCAAAAACAAAGCATTTAGAAATAAGTTTTTACGTGATTGTAAGCATGATTTTACTTGTAAATGGACTGATTTGTATGTTCAATATAAAAATGGAGGCACAAAATGAGACAATTTAACACAGAAGAAGTTTATTTAGATTGGTTAAATAATTATTTAACTGTTGAAGGATTAGCTGAGAATTACGGGATAACTCAAAGTCAAGCTGAAATCTTAATTAATGCAGGGCGTATAGTAAATCACGGGAGTGTGTAAAATGAATACAATGATTGAATATTTAGATGGTGTAAGAAACGGAAGTAAATTCTTTTATGAGTATGAATCAAAAAAATCAGTCATGCAACGCAAACTAAATGAGTTTTATTCGTTGATAGATGCTCGTGCTTGGGTTGGCAAGAATTTTATTTATAATGCTGCAGGAATTGAAGACAAGGTGTATCTAACTAAAAGCGTCCGAGGTAACGAAGTTAAAACACAAATATCTTATTTACAACTTTACAACGTACTTGTCAAGTATGCACTTACTGGCAAGTTACTAAATAGACCTTATAATGTTACTAATAAAGAAAAACTATCATTAATAAAGGAGGCAAAATGAAGCAATTACTAACAAAAGCACAGGTTAACAGCCGATATAAAGGTAGATACATTGAATTTTACCAAACTTACAACTATCAAAAGCAGTGTAATATGTATGAAATTAGAAAAACCTTTGATGAGATTCACGAAGACACGACACTGGGAGAAGACGTTGGCACACGTTTTGAGTATAGAAGATGAATATCTATTTAATAACATTAATAATAATTATCTATACTGGATCATTTTACAACGCTATAAAAATTAATGGAGGCACAAAATGAGACAAGATAACGGAATTGTAAGCGTACAAGTTGACTGGTTAAATGAAGACTCAATCACAATAGCGGAAATGTCAAAAGAGTATTTAGAAAAAAATGATTATAAATTGGTAAGCAGCTTCGGCGGAAACAATCTCGGGACGTTCCTTTATACAAAAAGAAGTGGAGGCACAAAATGAAACAGAGTATTGAAGAGTTTATCCGTGACAATATAATTTACATTGATTCGGTTATTAAAAAGGCTGTTCCTAATGCACGCATTGATAATGATGAACGTGAAATGTGGATATTGAATGACGAAAACCTGTATCTCTTTGCAGTCGAGTGCGGAGTAGATATTTAATAATAACAAGGAGGATCGAGCCCTGAGAAATCAGGGCTTTTTTGTTATGTTTTTAAATTACTTACGTGCATATATTAAATAAGCCTAAAAAATCTACTTTGCGTTACAAAGTACAGATGAACCCGCTTATACTCTTTATCTCCGAAAAACCACAAAACAAGCTTTTAGCATATTGGTATCAAATAAATGTAGAGCTAACTGCAAAAAACAGGCTCGAAATGTCAAACCTAAGAGCTCTTAAAAATCTTTTAATGATATTAGGCTGGCTTTAAATGCAATGCAAAATGTGACGTAAGTCGTTATACCTTATGCTCTTATTTCCTACATACCGAACGGTCGGTTTGTTTCTTTTCTTATTTATGCCTTACAAGTATTTAGTTAATCGCCTAATTACTATCATTTATATAA